CTCTAAAAGGAAAATCAATTCCGTATTTTACCGCCATACCAATAAATATAAACTATTATAAAATGGTAATAAATAAAAAACCCAGCCGAAGCTGGGTTAATTTAGTGTCTTGATATTCGTCCCTCTTTATTCTCAAAACATAGAAGTTTAAAAATACAATTGAGGGGGTCTTCCATTTATCTTTACGAACCACACCCTTCACACTCAAAAGGTGAGTCTGTTGGTCTTTCCGATGTCATCACTAATTCAGGTGTATTTTCACTGATGATTTGATTATTTGTTGGTGTTACCACCGTATTCACCGTTTGTGGTTGTTCTACTGGTTTAGTTGTTGACATATCTATACCTAAACCTTTTAACGCATCAACCGCAGAACGAGTTCTTAAGTAATACATACCGGTTTTTAATCCTAATTTCCATCCGAATAGATGTGCCGCAAGTAATTTTGCTTTAGTTGCGTCAGCGATAAACAAATTCAATGATTGTGATTGGTCAATGAAAATACTTCTATTTGCCGCCATTTGAAGAATTCTTTTTTGAGACATTTCCCAAACGGTTTTATAAACTTCTTTCATTTGTGTTGGGATTTCAGGAATATTTTGAACTGAACCATTTTCCATGATTAGTTTTTTCTTAACCTCATCATTCCACATACCTAATTTAAGTAGGTCATTAACCAAGTGTTTGTTAATCATAATAAATTCACCACTTAATGTTCTACGAGAATATAAGTTAGTTGTGAATGGTTCAAACGCTTCGTTGTTACCTAAAATTTGTGCAGTTGATGCTGTTGGCATTGGTGCAACTAATAATGAGTTTCTAACTCCGTAATTTACAACTTCTTTTCTTAATGACTTCCAATCCCAACGACCTGATAATTCTTTGTCTTTTTTACCCCACATTTCAAATTGGAAAATACCCTTTTCTATTGGTGAACCTGAAATAGATTCGTATGGGCCAACTTCTTTTGATAAATCTTTTGAAGATGTTAATGCCGCAAAATATATTGTTTCAAAAATATCTGTCTGTAATGTATCCGCTTCATCAGATTCAAATGGTAAACCCAATAAACAGAATACATCGGCTAAACCTTGAATACCTAAACCAACTGGTCTGTGTTTAAAGTTTGAACGTTTTGTTTCTTCTGTAGGATAGAAATTTAAATCAATAACATTGTTTAAGTTTCTTACAACTTGATATACCGAACTATATAACACATCATGTGAGAATTCACCATTTATGATAAATTTTGGTAACGCTAATGATGCTAAATTACAAACAGCCTGTTCAGTTGGTGAACTATACTCAATAATCTCAGTACATAAATTTGATGATTTAATTGTACCTAAATTCTTTTGGTTTGATTTATAGTTAGCTGGGTCCTTGTACAACATATAAGGAGTTCCAGTTTCAATTTGAGCAGTTAAAATTGCATCCATCAATTTTCTTGCTTTAACTACTTTTCTACCAACACCTTGTTGTTCATATGATTCATACAAACGAGTAAATGTTTTTTCTTCAGGTGTATCGTAAACATCTGATAAACCAGGAGCTTCGTCAGGTGAGAATAATGTCCAATCACCATCTTGTTCAACTCGTTGCATAAACAAATCAGGAGTCCACATAGCTAAGAATAAATCTCTCGCTCTCATTTCTTCTTTACCGTGATTCTTTCTTAAATCAATGAATTCCATAACATCAGCGTGCCATGGTTCTAAATAAATTGCAAAAGAACCTTTACGTTTTCCTCCTTGATTAATCCAACGAGCAACTTCATTATAAGTCTTCATCATTGGTAATAAACCGTCAGATTCTCCACCAGTTCCCTTAATGTATGAACCTTTAGCACGAACATCATGTACGTGTAATCCGATACCACCAGCCCACTTAGAAATCTTTGCAACGTCAGCAATTGTATCAAACAATCCCTCAATGTCATCTCCTTTATTTCCTATTAAGAAACAAGAAGACATTTGTGGTCTTTTGGTACCCGCATTAAATAATGTTGGTGTTGCGTGTGTGTAAAAATGTTGTGATAAATCGTCATAGATTCTTAATGCCATTTCAACATCACCCTTACAAATGCCAACAGCAACTCTCATGTACATATATTGTGGTCTTTCAACAATTCGTGTACCTATCTTTAAAAGATACGAACGTTCTAATGTTTTAAAACCAAAATAATCAAAATCCAAATCACGATCTTGGTCAATTGCACCATCTAAAATTTCTCTGTTTGTCATAACGAACTGATAAACATCGGTATCGATTAATGATGATTCCTTAGATGTCTTTGGTTCAATAAAAGAATGTAATTCTTTAATACATTGTGAAAACTTTTTAGGTGTTGTTTTATGTAAATTGGAAACAGCTAATCTACCTGCTAACTTCGCATAATCTGGATGTGTAGTTACCATAGCCGCCGCAGTTTCCGCAGCTAATACATCCAATTCTGTTGTTGAAATTCCATCATAAATCCCCGAAGTTACTTTTAGAGTAACAAACGTTGGGTCGATATATTCCATATTTAAATCGTGACAGAGAACACTAATACGTTTAGTGATTTTGTCATATCTCATTTCTTCTAATTCACCGTTTCTTTTTTTTACTTTCATTTTGTTAAACCTTTTTTAAATTAAAAATCTACATCACCAAATGCAGAATCTAAATCTTCTGACACATTATTAACTCCCGCCTTTTGATATTCGGCAACTCTCTTCTCAAAGAAATTTGTTTTACCTTGTAATGCAATGTTCTGCATAAAATCAAATGGGTTCTCTGAATTGTAAACTTTAGAACATCCTAAAGCCATCAATAATCTATCGGTAACAAATTCTAAATATTGTTCCATTAAATCTGAATTCATTCCAATTAAACGAACAGGTAATGCTTCAAGAATAAATTCTTTCTCAATTTCTAATGCTCCACAAATAATATCTTTGATTTTCTTTTCACTTAATTTATTTTCAATATGGTTATTGAATAAGTGACAAGCATAATCACAATGCATCCCTTCGTCACGAGAGATTAGTTCATTTGAGAAAGTCAAACCTGGCATTAAACCACGTTTCTTTAACCAAAAAATTGAACAGAATGAACCTGAGAAGAAGATACCTTCAACCGCAGCAAACGCAACAAGTCTTTCAACAAAGGTACCTTTCTCAATATACTTCATAGCCCACTCCGCTTTCTTTTTGATTGCAGGTATTGTCTCTACAGCATTAAATAATTTGTTTTGTTCTTCCTTATCTTTAATGTAAGTGTCAATTAATAATGAATATGTTTCACTATGAATATTTTCCATCATAATTTGAAACCCGTAGAAGAATTTCGCTTCAGTATATTGAACAGCGTTAACAAAATTCATTGCAATGTTTTCATTAACAATACCATCAGACGCGGCAAAGAATGCTAACACGTGTTTAACGAAATGTTGTTCATCAGCGTTTAATTTGTTTTCCCAATCACTAATATCTTGACCTAAGTCAATCTCCTCAGCAGTCCAAAAACACGCTTCTTGTTGTTTATAGAGTTTCCATAAATCATGGTGCTCGATAGGAAAAAGGACAAACCTTCCTGGGTTGTCTTGTAAAATTTTTTCAGTCATTTTTTTTTAATTTTGTTTGTTTGCTACTTCTTGTCTCTTTAAAAAGGCTTCTCTCGCTCTAACTTGGTTATTTTGAACTTTTTGTTCTTCATGACCCAATAGAGTATTTTGTGATTCTGTATCAATAAGTAAGAACTCATTGTTGAATTTACAGTTTTGCCATATGATACCATCCTTACCTATACGAGATTTAAGTAAAGTTAAAGTTGCTAAGTTGTGTTCTTTTTGTTCTAATGTTTTACCAATAGATAATATAACGTGTGCAATTTGTGCCTTCTTGATTGAACCTCCCATTTGGTCTCCCGTTACAACTTCAGATGAAATTGATTCACGATTACCTTGAGTTGCTGTCCATATTGCCATATCAAACTCACCTGTCATTGCCTCTAAACTTCTCATTACCGAACCCTCACCTTTCCATTCTTCTCCATTTGTTGATTTTTCTGAAGATACACAATCGATATAATCAATAATTAATAAATCTATCTTGAATCCGTCTGAATTCATTTTTCTAACTTTAGATTTAATATCAGAAATTGTAACATTATCACTAGCTAATTTCAATAATCTTAAATTACCTTTTGATTTTTCTTGTACCTCCTCAACTTTTTTCTTTACAATATCTTTAAATTCTGGTTGTTCGTCCGCAGTGATGTCGGTCCAAATCGTATAGTGTTTTCTCTTAATATTACCCGGATTGTCTTCGAAAAATATTTGAAGTACATTAAAGTCTAAATTATATGCGGTATTTGCAAACTTGGTTAATAAGGTTGTTTTACCTGTGCCTGTTGGTGCAAGTACCACTCCTAATTCACCTCTACCTAATCCACCTTTAAGAACTTTGTCAACTCCAACGATTCCCGTTGCAATTGGTAAACGATAATCACTTTCTAATGCCTCATCTATATTATGAAACACATCAGTTGCATCGTCATTACTAATACCTACTTGTAGTGCCTTTTGTATGATTTGTTCAATCTTACTATAAGATTCAAATTCACCACTTTCAATAATACTCTGTACACTCTTTAATTCTCTTTTTAAGTTCTGTTGTTTACAGAAATTAAGTGCGGTGTCTTTAACATATTCTGTTTGACCTTCCCCTTCACTAATTGCCGTTAATGTGTCTAAATGTACTTTGGAAGAATCACGGTTACCTCCTTCAGCCATGATTTTTTGTGCTAACGTATCGTAATTAGGTATTTTATTATAAGATTTATATAACTCCTTTGTGTTTTCCATAATAAATCTAAATGAATTATTATCAAAAAACTTAGCCTCGATTACATCGATAATTGTTTCTCCGTATTTCTTATCCTCAATTATCGCCTTTATTAGTGATTGTTGAAACGTAAATCCTAAGTACCCAAAATTCCTTTCTTCCATGTTATGTTTTATTATATATTAAAAATTATAGTTCGTAGTTTAGATATGTTGTTTCCAATTCTTCAGATGATAAAATGTCAGTTAAGTCTGACAAAATACGCTTAAGTTTTGGACGAATGTCAACCGTATATCTAACCTTTGGGTGGTAATAATATGCGGGGAATATTCTTTGAATAAATACATCGTCATTTAACTTAATGACCAATAAAAAATGTTCTCTATCCTTCTCCGGAGCATCTTCCACATAGTCCGAAGATAGGAAATAATTTTGATTTTCACACAAATAATCGGAACTTTTTATTTTTAAATCCTCCGCAATATCTTCACAAATATTTCTTATATAATAATGTAAATCCATAGAACGTCGGGATTGTTCGACGTGGTCCTTCACATTGAAGAATCGTTGGCAGATTATATTTCCTTCTAATGTAAGAAGAAACTCAAATTTTGTGATGTCAAGTTGTTGATTACTCATAAATTTTTACTTTAATTGTTTTTTTTTTATTTTTTTCTTTAGTTGTTAATCGAAGGAATGGGTTTAAAAAATTAACAAGTCCATCATCTGATTTTGGTAATAGGTTGAAAATTCCGTCATCCCTCATCATTCTCATAGTATTTTTATAGGACCTTCCTTCAGGGTCTAAATTCTCATTAATTAATAGTTCAATATTTTCCTTAGCCTCGTCAGTTAAGAATGGTGTATCCAAACTAACGATACGATTGTTCACATCAAAGAATTCTTCACCAAATACACCATGTTTAGTTACACCAGTCAATAGATTTGCCAATAACTTATTATGTTTATCTTGTTCGAATAATAAA